TCCCTAAATCGAGCATGGCGCGACACCACCCTACCCCCACCCCCCGCGCTGTCATGTGGGACTCCGCGTTATGTGTAGTAATACTAATATACACGAATGAATTGCTATTTTTTGAAAACCCCCCACCCCATTTTGAAAACCCTTGTCAAAAAATTTTTTGTACCCTATTATTCCGTTATCGGTTACCAACCTGCGATGTACTATGACAATGAATGCCATTCCTGAACTAGGGGTGCCCCTAGAAGACGAGGTTAAGAGCATACCTCTACCAGAACGCGCCGCTGCGTTGGGTAAAACCGTGGATAAGTTAGAGGAACACGGCGTAAATCTTGAGCCAGATGAGGTAGATAAGGAAGTTGCCTCTACTTTGGCCACTGCGTATGCCAGTGCACCAGATAAAACGTCCCAAAAAGTTACCAACAAGCGCGCCGCAGCTCTAACGCCTGCATCTGTGCGCCTAACAAACGACATCATCGCCGAATTTAACCATTCTGTGGTCGAATCTTCCAAGCAACTGCGTAATCTGGTGACCAATAAGCTCGTAATTGAGTCAGAAAACCCTGATCCTCGCGTGCGTATGCGTGCGCTTGAGCTTCTGGGTAAGATTTCAGACGTAGGTTTGTTCACAGAGAAGTCTGAGGTGACGATTACGCACCAAACCACCGATGACATTAAAGAAAAGCTGCGTGGCAAGCTCGCAAAGCTGGTAAATCCACCTCCACCCGTAGAAGATGCTGTTATTATCCCCAACGAAGACCTAGATACTGACGAAGAGTTTGGGTTTGACGATGACTGAGGGGCTAGATTTCAACGAGGCCGATATTGAGGTCATGTTGGCGAACCTAGATGCGTTCAGCGTTGAAGAAGTAGCTGAAATTGACCGTATGGTTGACGAGTTACACACGAGAAGCACTAATAAACGTGCGTATGACGACCTTATTGAGTTCTGCAAATTGATGATGCCGGACTTTATCGTAGGTAAGCACCACCGCATACTGGCGAACATGCTGATGGGTATTGAAAAAGGTGATAAAGATCGTGTTTGCGTGAATATTCCACCACGTCATGGCAAGTCACAGCTCGTTTCTATCTTCTACCCAGCGTGGTTTTTAGGGCGAAATCCAGACAAAAAAGTTATGATGGTCTCGCATACTACTGATCTTGCTGTAGATTTTGGTCGTAAAGTACGTAACTTGATTGCTACAGATCAGTATCGTTCGATATTTCCTACCGTGCAGCTTGCGTCTGATAGTAAGTCAGCAGGACGGTGGAACACTAATGTAGGGGGAGAATACTATGCGTGCGGTATTGGCTCTGCACTTGCAGGCCGTGGTGCTGACTTGTTACTTGTGGATGATCCACACTCAGAACAAGATGTTATCAACGGCAACTTTGAGGTCTTTGAGAAGGCATATGAGTGGTTCACCTTCGGTGCTCGTACCCGTTTGATGCCGGGAGGCCGTGTAGCGATCATACAGACACGGTGGCACATGGATGACCTGACAGGCCGTGTTGTGCGTGACATGACACAGAACGAACGCTCAGACCAGTATGAGGTGGTTGAGTTCCCCGCCATACTAGAAGTTCTTAACAAGAAGACAAAGAAAGAAGTTCAGAAGCCTCTGTGGCCTGAGTTCTTTGATTTAGAGGCTTTACTGCGCACCAAAGCGTCGATGCCTACGTTCCAGTGGAACGCGCAGTACCAGCAAAAACCCACTGCAGAAGAAGCCGCCATCGTAAAACGAGAGTGGTGGCAAACGTGGATGCACGAGCAGCCTCCGTCCTGCGAGTATATTATCATGTCGCTTGACGCCGCAGCCGAGAGACATAACCGTGCAGACTATACAGCCCTTACCACATGGGGTGTATTCTTGAACGATGAGACCAACGCGTACAATATTATATTGTTAAATAGCATCAAACAGCGTATGGAGTTCCCAGAGCTTAAACAGCTTGCAATGGAAGAGTACCAAGACTGGGAACCAGATTCGTTCATTGTGGAGAAGAAAAGCTCTGGTGTAGCCCTGTATCAAGAGATGCGGCGTATGGGCTTGCCAGTATCGGAGTATACCCCTCACAGGGGGTCGGGAGACAAAACGGCACGTCTCAACTCCGTAGCGGACATAATTGCGTCCGAAATTGTGTGGGTGCCGCAGACACGGTGGGCTGAAGAAGTTGTCGAAGAGATTGCAGGATTTCCCTTTATGAGTAATGATGACCTCGTAGACTCTACGGTGATGGCCCTTATGCGCTTTCGGCAGGGAGGGTTTATTCGTTTGCCTACCGATGAACCTGAAGAACAGCGGTTCTTTAAACAACGTCGAGGCGGGTATTATTAGGGGATTTAGCTATGGCTATTGAAAAAGGACTATACGCAGCACCACAAGGTTTCGAGGATGATCTCGAAGGTGGTTTGGACGGCGTGGAAGAAATGGATGTTTCTGAACTAGAGATTGAGATCGTTGATCCCGAGTCGGTTACACTAGACGACGGTAGCATGGAGATCACCATTATCCCCGGTGACGAGATGGATTTTACCGAGTTTGGTATGAACTTGGCCGAAGTCCTTGATGAATCACACTTAAATGAGTTGTCTAGTGATCTTGTGGGTCAAGTTGAGACCGACATCGAAGGTCGTAAAGACTGGGCGGATACGTTTGTTACAGGTCTGGACGTGCTGGGTTTCAAGTACGAAGAGCGTATGGACCCATGGGAAGGCGCGTGTGGAGTTAACTCTACAATCCTAGCAGAAGCAGCTATTCGGTTCCAAGCAGAGGCAATGACTGAGACGTTCCCCGCTGCAGGACCAGTGAAGACGAAGATTCTTGGCGAAGAAACCAAGGAAAAAGAGGAAGCCGCGGCCCGTGTTAGGTCCGACATGAACTACGAACTCACTGAGAATATGATTGAGTATCGTCCAGAACACGAACGGATGTTGTATAGCCTTGGTTTGGCTGGATCGGCGTTCAAAAAGGTGTATTTTGACCCTAATTTAGGGCGTCAGGCGTCTATTTATATCTCCGCAGAAGACGTGATTGTGCCCTATGGCGCGTCAAATATCGAGGCTGCAGAGCGTGTAACGCACGTCATGCGCAAGACAAAGAACGAATTGAAGAAGCTCCAAGCTGCTGGATTCTATCGAGACATCGACCTTGGTGAACCAGAGCCGTACCATACTGATATTGAAGAGAAAAAAGCCGAAGATGGTGGGTATTCTCTAACGAACGATGAGCGGTACGCTATCTATGAAATACACGCTGACCTCTTGATTGAGGGTGTTGATGACGACGACGGGATTGCCCGCCCGTATGTTGTTACGATTGAGCGTGGAAGTGGCGAAGTGCTGGCGATCCGTAGAAACTACGAGGAGGGTGATCCTCTCACACTCAAACGTCAGCACTTCGTCCACTATGTTTATGTGCCGGGGTTTGGGTTCTATGGACTCGGATTGATCCACATTATCGGTGGATATGCCCGTGCTGGGACTTCCTTGATACGTCAGCTCGTTGATGCTGGTACGCTCTCCAACCTCCCGGGAGGGTTAAAGTCCCGTGGACTACGTATCAAGGGGGACGATTCACCGATCAATCCGGGCGAGTTTAAGGACGTAGATGTACCATCGGGGTCTATCCGTGACAACATCATGCCCCTTCCCTACAAAGAACCTAGCCAAACCCTTCTCGCCCTGTTGAACCAAATTACGTCTGAAGGTCGCAGATTGGGTGCGATTAGTGATATGGACATCTCTGACATGTCTGCAAACGCTCCTGTGGGTACGACGTTGGCTCTGTTGGAGCGCACGCTGAAACCTATGGCCGCGGTCCAAGCACGTGTACACTATGCTATGAAGCAGGAGTTTAAGCTCCTCAAGGCTATCATGGCCGAGTATGCCCCCGCAGAGTACGCGTACGTCCCGCACAGAGGCGAAGTGGGTGCCAAGCGGTCTGACTACCTGATGGTCGATGTGATCCCTGTGAGCGACCCTAACAACTCTACGATGGCACAGCGGGTGGTCCAGTACCAAACAGTCCTGCAGATGTCAGCGCAAGCTCCACAGATTTATGACTTACCGCAGCTACATCGTCAGATGATAGAAGTGCTGGGCGTGAAGAACGCAGATAAACTCGTGCCCACGAAGGACGACGCGAAGCCCACAGACCCAATCAGCGAGAACATGGATGCGTTGGTCGGCAAGCCGATGAAAGCGTTTATCTACCAAGACCACGAAGCTCACATCGCTACGCATACATCGTTCATGCAAGACCCGATGATGATGCAGATGATTGGGCAGAACCCACAGGCAAAACAGATTATGGCCTCGCTACAGGCACATATCGCCGAGCACCTCGGGTTCGCGTATCGCACGAAGATCGAAGAGAAGTTGGGTGTGCCGCTCCCCGCTCCAAACGAGGAGATGGACGAGGATATGGAGGTCCAACTGTCACGGCTAGTCGCAGACGCAGGCAAACAACTTACGCAGGCAAACCAGCAACAGGCAGCGCAGCAGAAGGCTCAACAGCAGCAGCAAGACCCCATCCTCCAGATGAAACAGGCCGAGCTGCAGATCAAACAGGCAGAGCAGCAGCGTAAAGCCGCAAACGATCAGGCTGACGCGCAAATCAAGCAAGCAGAAGTACAGCTCAAAGCCCAGAAAATGATGATCGACGCTAAGATTGCGTCAGAACAGATCAACGTGGACAAGGCTGAGTTAGCGATTGACGCCAAGCGTCAAGGTGTGCGGGACATGACCGCTAAACGTGTTGAGGAGAACAAGGTTGACCTTGAGCTGGCTCGCATGATGCAGAACGCACAGAACCAAACACCCAAGAAGGAGTCATAACACATCATGGCTAAAACCGTCTTTGACGTGCTGAAAAATAAAATCGACGAGGACATCTTGTCTGCACAGAGTTTCCTATCCGCGGGGTCACCTAAAGATTACGCGAATTATAGGGAGGTTGTTGGCTTAATTCGGGGTCTCGAAGCCAGCAAATCGTATGTTGAAGACCTTGCGCGAAACTATATGGAAAACGATGATGACTGAAGAAACAGTTAAAATCAGCGATGCTGAACTAGAACTACAATTACCACGACCCGTGGGCTACCGCATTCTTGTTGCACTACCGCAACCGGAAGAGACCGTAGCAGGGACGTCTATCCTAAAAACTGAAACAGCCAAAACTCAAGACCACATCATGTCTATCATTGGCTTGGTGGTTGATATGGGCGACGGGGCATACGCGGACAAAGACCGCTTCCCCGATGGAGCTTGGTGCAAAGAGGGTGACTTCGTGATGTTCCGTATGAACTCAGGAACACGCTTTACCATTGGCGGTGTAGAGTATCGTTTGATGAACGATGACTCCGTAGAAGCCGTCGTAACCGACCCTAGTGGCATTCAGAGGGCATAGATATGGCATTTCAAAAAGTAGAGTTTGAGTTCCCCGATGATGAAGATGACAACAAAATGGCTATCGAAGAGTCTAGCGCAGTGGAGATCGACATCTCTGGCAAAAAGACTGCGGATGACTTCCGAGCAGATGCCGCTCCTGAACCTGAAGGTGAAGTGGATACTGACGATGACGACTTTGAAGTTGAAGTTGTTGACGATACGCCGAAAGCTGATCGTGGCCGTAAAGCGTCAGAGCCGCCGACTGATGTCACTGACGAAGAGTTGGAAGACTATTCAGACAAAGTTCGCAAGCGTATCCAGCATTTCAGCAAAGGCTACCATGATGAGCGTAGAGCTAAAGAAGAAGCTCTCCGAGAGCGTCAGGAGCTTGAGCGCGTCACTCAGCAGCTTATGGAAGAAAACAAAAAGCTAAAAGGCAACGTCAACAAGAATCAGACAGCGTTACTTGAGCAGGCTAAGAAGAACGCTGCGATTGAAACCGAAGGAGCCAAGCGTGCGTACAAAGAAGCGTACGAATCTGGTGATTCAGACGCTGTCCTCGAAGCACAAGAAAAGCTAACCAATGCTAAGATTAAGTCCGATAGGTTAGCAAACTTCAAATTACCCGCTTTACAGGAGACACAAACCCCTGTACAAACGCAGGTAGAACAGACCGCCCCGGCAGTACAAGTCGATGAACGGGCCGCGAATTGGCAAAAGAACAATTCATGGTTTGGCAGCGACGATGAAATGACAAGTTTGGCGCTGGGGTTGCACAACAAACTTGTCAAACAGGGCGTAAGCCCGCAGAGTGATGAATACTACGAGACGATTGACTCTCGTATGCGTCAGGTCTTCCCCGA